CCACAAACTCGACCAGTACCACGCTGGCAGCGACTGCGAGTGCTGTGAAGGCGGCATACGACCTCGCAAATGGCAAGGCCAATGCAAGCCACTCCCACGCGATCTCCGATGTGACCGGCCTTCAGGGCGCACTGGATGGAAAGGCAGCGAGTCTCAAATGTGGACGGGTTGCAGTGCGCGCTCGACGGCAAGGCAGCGAGTTCGCACAACCACGACGCCGGGAATATCACTAGCGGGGTCTTCTCGATTGATCGGATCCCGTCCGCTGTTCGTAACCTCAACCAAGGGGCTACCAACCAAGACCCGAACCTTGCGACGGACCCGGTGATTCTCACCAACCACGAGAATAGTCCCAGTGCTTCGTACTACTGGCACATCACCACCACCTTCTACAGCACCATTTCATCGACCTCCAACCGAGGCCAGATCGCTGTCCAGTACAACAACGGTGCGCAGGTGTATGCCCGGAGTTATTACGGAGGTACTTGGACTGCGTGGCAACGACTGGACAACGCTGGGATTCCCGCCGCATCCACCTCGGATGCTGGTGTGGTTCAACTCTCGACCTCCACGTCTTCCACCAGCACCACGCTGGCGGCGACTGCGAGTGCTGTGAAGGCTGCGTATGACCGCTCCGTCCCCGATACGTCATCTAAAAACACTTCTGGTTGGGTCAAGTTCGGGAACACCGGGGTGATTATTCAGTGGGGTGTGTCAAACGCTTCCGAGACTGGAACGACTGTTACTTTTCCAACCGCATTCCCCGCTGCATGTAGTAGCGTGGTGGCGTGTTACGCAAACTCTGGTGACAAGATTTCGCTTGGCACAGTAACACCCAGCACGACTTCATTCAAGTTGTATGGGTGGGCATACGCTGCATATTGGATTGCAATCGGATACTGATCATGGGACGAATTTTCTTTTCAGCAGAAACTCGCGGTTTTTATGACGAAGACCTTCACGGCACAGCCATTCCACCGGACGCCATCGAGGTATCGGCAGAGAAGCACCGGGCGCTAATCGAGGGGCAGGCCGATGGTAGCGAGATCGTTGTGGATGAGACAGGTAGCCCGACGCTATTCAACCCTCGTGCCGGTAAGCCGTTCGTTCCTCCGTTCGTCTCCCGCTTCCAAGCTCGGGCTGCTCTCCTGCAGACCGGTTATCTGGACGACATCGAAGCCTTCATGGCGGACCCGGCAACCGACCCGTTCGTGCGGATCGCATGGCAGGACGCTCAGGAGTTCCGCCGCAACAGTCCGACGGTGCTGAGTCTCCAGTCCTTCCTCGGTCTCACCGATGGACAACTGGACGATCTCTTCCGGTTCGCCGCAACCATCGAGGCTTGATGGATGAAGGAAGAACTCTCGACCTACCAAGTCCTCGGGGCGATGGGTCTGGTCGGAGTGCTGACTGCCTTGGGGCAGCTTCTCGCGTCAAACGAGAGGCTGACCCCTCGGATCATCCTCGGTCGCGCTCTGTCCTCCATCGGGTTGTCGGTCAGTGCCGGGGCGTTACTGCTCTGGTTCGCTGAACCGCACCCGCTGGCCCTCATCGGCGTCTCTGCTGGTCTGGCCTCGTTGGGCACCAGCTTCCTCGAACGATTCCTCCAGAAGAAACTCGGCATCAACCCATAAAGGAGAACCCATGGCTGCTACCTCTGAAGCCTTGGGGAACCTACACGAACTGGTCACGCGGGAACTCACTCGGCGCATCGAGTCGGGTGAGGCAACCGCTGCTGACATTGCCCAAGCGATCAAGCTCCTGAAGGACAACGGTATCTCCGCTGTGCCGACGGACAACAACCCCTTGGGCAAACTGATGGGTTCCCTGAAGGATCGACTTCCCTTCACCACTGAGCAGGACGCTCTGCTCCAATAACACCTCTCTCGCTTGAATACAGGCTCGTGGAGCCGTTTTCTCACCCTTGGGTATACGTATCCATTGGTGGATAGTGAAAACGGCTCTACGGGCCTTTTTTTTACCTAATCGAAACGTTTCACTATGAACACTGCTTGCATTGAATGGGTGGGTGCGAAGACCCCGTTCGGACACGGAGTAAGGCGTGTCAACCGAAAGAACCAGTACACACACCGCATCGCATACGCAGAGAAACTAGGTGTTTCTATCGAAGACTTGAAGGGTGTCGTTGTTAGACATCTCTGCGACAACCCTGCGTGCGTTAACCCAGAACACCTCGTTGGAGGCTCTCAGGCAGACAACATGAACGACATGCGGGAACGCAGACGTGACCATAAGGGGAGCCAGCACGCAAATGCAAAGTTGACCCCAGAGGACGTGAGTTTCATCCGAAAGAACTACAAGGCCCGTGACCGTTATTTGGGAGGGGCAGCACTGGCGAGGAGGTTTGGTGTGACCCACATGGTTATCTCCCGTGTTGTCAGGGGGGTGTCCTATGCCGACTAAGAACAACATCCCTGAAGAATTGCTCGACTTTCGCAACGTGTTGTACCTCGTGTGGGAATACCTCTGGAACGCAGGGGCTATCACAGCAAAACGCCCGGACCCCACAGCCGTCCAGTACGACATTGCCCATTACCTCCAGCACGGACCACGCCGAAAAGTCATCGAGGCTTTCCGTGGTGTGGGAAAGTCATGGATCACCTCGGCCTACGTGTGCTGGCGTCTCCTCATTAACCCGAACCTCAACTTCCTTGTGGTTTCTGCATCGAAGGATCGCTCGGACCAGTTCACGATCTTCACGAAGAGGCTCATCAGTGAGATGCCTCTGTTCCATCACCTGAAGCCGAAAGATGGACAGCGGAACTCCAACATCGCCTTCGATGTAGGACCAGCGGGTATCTCGCACTCACCGTCGGTGAAGTCTGTCGGCATCACCGGACAACTCACTGGTAGCCGCGCTGACGAGATCATTGCGGATGACGTGGAGTCCCTGAACAACTCCCTGACCCAGTTCATGCGAGACCAGCTTGCTGAACGTATCAAGGAGTTCGATGCGATTCTGAAGCCCGGTGGTCGTATTACGTTCCTCGGTACGCCTCAGACAGAGCTGTCGATCTACCAGCAACTTGGGATGCGTGGCTACGAGATTCGCGTGTGGCCTGCCCGGTTGCCGCAGGACACCGACAAGTACGCCGGTCGTCTGGCCCCGATGATCATGGATCTGGTGGAGCAAGGAAGCCCCCCAGGTACGACCACGGACCCCCTACGATTCAGTCACGAAGACCTTCTGGAGCGTGAGGCTTCCTACGGACGGTCTGGCTTCGCTCTCCAGTTCATGCTGGACACCAGCGTCTCGGACCAAGACCGCTACCCGCTGAAGCTGTCGGACCTGATCGTGATGCCGCTGGACACCCGCATGGCTCCCGTGAAGGTGGTCTGGAGTTCTGGCCCGGAGTACATCATCAACGATGTCCCCACTGTGGGCCTGTCCAACGACAGGTTCTATCGTCCGATGTGGGTGGCTCAGGACATGGCCGAATACACCGGCTCCATCATGTACGTTGACCCCTCGGGTCGAGGTGCTGACGAGACTGCCTACGCGGTGACCAAGATGCTCCACGGCTGGATCTACCTCGTGGATGCTGGAGGCTTCACCGGAGGCTACTCGCAGGAGACCCTGCAGAAGCTCGCCATGAAGGCCAAGGAACACTCGGTCAATCTGGTCCAGACCGAGCCGAACTTCGGTGATGGCATGTTCACGGAACTGTTCAAGCCTGTCCTCCTGAAGACCCACCAGTGTCGCCTTGAAGAGGCCGACCGGGTGAATGCCCAGAAGGAGCGAAGGATCATCGACACCCTCGAACCTGTCCTGAACCAGCACCGTCTGGTCGTGGATCACCGGCTGATCAAGCGCGACTACGACACTGCTCCTGATCCGTCCTACTCCCTGTTCTACCAGATGACCCGGATCACCAAGGACAAGGGCGCTCTCAAGCACGATGACCGTCTCGATGCTGTTGAAGGGGCTGTCCGCTACTGGCTCACCCAGTTGGCCCAAGACACCGAGCGAGCAGCCGAGCGACACCGCGAAGAAGCTCTCAAGAAGGAACTGGAGAGATTCATGGAGGGTATCCTCGGGTCATCGAAGAGGAAGGATGTCTGGATGGAGATCGTGAACTAGGACCGCATAGGCGAGCTTCAGGAGGCCCGTAGAGACGTTTTCAGAGGCTCGGGTAGGCTACCCTACCTAATGACCTCCTGAGAGGCTCTACGGGCTTCCTAGAGGCTCCCAGACACACTGACAGTACGGGCAACCTCCTTGTCCAGACACAAATTCGATTACCACACAGTTTCGGGGGAAGGGGAAGAGAAGACTTCTGAAGACTTCAGATTAAGACTTCTCTTATGACTTCAGTGAAGTCTTCATGTATGTGTCCTATAAGGATGTACTTAATGAGTGATCTCAAGAGAACACCTAAGGTCAAACCAAGGAACCCTCTGGTTGGTCTTATGATGTCCAGAGGTGGTCACGGATCTCACTCCACCATCAAGAAACCATCAAGGCAGAAGCTCAAGATGGACCTCAAGAGAGACCTCAGGAGCCTCTGAGAGCTTCAGAAGAGGGTCTGCCCTAGCTCACCCCTTGGCGAGGCCGAGAAAACGGACTGTAGAGGCTCTGGTGAGGTCGGAAGGTGGACTGAAGAGGGACTGAGGAGGGGGTCAGGATATTTCTGGCGAAAATCTGAGGGGATTCCCCGCTATCGCCACGTCCGGGTTCCCCCCGGGTGGGGTGCCTCCAGCCCGACGAGCGCACCACACAGGCCCACCACACCACAATCCACGCCACCAACCGAGCGTAAGCCATTGATTTCCTTGGTTTTCCACTGGATTACTTATCCGCTGCAGCCCGTTCTCAGTCGAGGATGGGCATTTTTTTTAGAATGATCGTTCTAGTTCTGGTGCTGGTGTGGTTAGAATGATCATTCTACTGGATGTGGTGATCTGTGCGGTTTTCACCTACTAGATCTAGTAGCCCACACCAGATCCACCCTACTACATATAGTGGTTCCACCCTAGATACACGCGCGATGCACGCCCAATGCACAAGCGATGCACGCCCAATGCAAAAACCACTTGACACCAGCAATCCACTGGTGCATAGTTCGGTCCAACGCAGCAACGCATCGCTGCAGGATCCTTAAAAACCCGGTCTATCCTTCGTGTCTCTTCTGTGGGGCAGGTGATCCAACCTTCGGCGCGGTGACCCTGAAAGACGTGGAAAGCTCTTAGCCTATCGGCACAGCCAGTACAACCCACTAGCGCAACACTTGACACGGTGGATAGACCGTGTATGATGGGAACCGTCGCAACAACGACACCGCTCACAACTATCCACTGGAGAAACTATCATGCAAGCGAAAGGCTACGTTATCTACGAAGGTCCGTCTCTTCTGGATGGTGCGCCCATTGTGGCGATCATCACCCTGAAGTCGGCCAACGTGAAGACTGGTGACATGGCTCAAACGTGGATCCTCCGCGCTGACGAGCATCCCATGGAAGCTCTGCAGTCCGGGCGTGATGCGTCGATCTGCGGTGAATGCAAGCATCGTCCGTCTCTCGGTGGTGCCTGCTACGTCAATGTGGGGCAAGCTCCGTCGCAAGTCTGGAAGTCTTATCGCGCCGGTAAGTATCCACGTGTGGATGCTTTCACGGCTGCACAGTACCTTATCGGTCGTACCGTTCGTCTCGGTGCCTACGGTGACCCTGCAGCAGTCCCTGCGGCTGTCTGGCGGGATCTCGTGAGCATGGCGAAGGGATGGACCGGTTACACCCACCAATGGCTTCTGAGGTCTGATCTGAAGGATCTCTGCATGGCGTCGGTGGATGATACCGAAGAGCATCAAGAGGCGAAGTCTGCAGGGTGGAGAACGTTCCGTGTCCGCACTGAGGATGAAACCTTGCTGAATCGTGAGATCGCCTGCCCGGCATCTGACGAAGGTGGTCTGAAGACCACGTGTGAGAACTGCCGCCTGTGCGCTGGCACCACGTCCAAAGCGAAGGATGTGGCGATCATCGTGCATGGGGCAAAGGCGAAGCGTTTCATCGCGCTGCGTCAGGTCACGGCCTAACTTATCCACTGGTGCATCAATCGATGCCTCTTCGCAAGAGGGGGCATCCGTGGATTAACCACTGGAGACAACCATGTCTGCCTATATCTGCTCTGACCGCCATATCGCCACCATCGCCGTGTGGGCTGCTCTCGAGACCGCAGGGAAAACCACGGAATGGGCGTCCATCGCTCAGGAACTGGCGAACACCCTGAAGCGCGAGAACATCAAGAGCGTGAATTACCGCTACCGCGAGAAGACCCGCTTCAAGAAGTGCGACACGTCCAAGGCTGACCTCGGTGTGAGTCCTGCCGATGTGGTGGCGCTGTGCGACTGCCTCGACTACCAGTCGTGCGAACACCCTGATTACAAGCCCGGGATGCTGGCTGTGATCCGTTCGTCCGCCTTCCGTGCATCTGGTGGTCGTGTGTCTGACCTGTGGAGCATCTGACCATGGCACTGAAGCTGATCGTGACCATGCAAAACACGACCGAAGGCCACCTTGCCAAGGTCTATTGGGACTCGGAGTGGGAAGAGTACCGGGTGAAGTTCTACCGATTCGGTGAGGACTACACCGGGTGCGACTACCACACGGACGACCACGACGATGCCAAGGCCACAGCCCGCCATTGGGCATTCTGCGGCTGATCAATCGATGCCTCTTCGTGATCGAGGGGGCATCCGTGGATCAACCACAAGGAGAACTATCATGAAAGTCGCCGTCTATTGGAACCTCCATCGTCAATGCTGGAGCATCCAAAGTCGCCGCCGTGAGAACTACGGCAAGGTGATCGCTCATGCCCGCGAGATCAGCATCGAGGGGGCAACCTACAAGGTCAATGAGGGTGGGCGTCAGCGTGTCCTACGGGAACGCAAGAAGAACGTCCACGCCTTCGTTGTGGGCACCCTGCGCTGGTTCCGTGACCTCGAAGGCTACCTGCACGAGATCCTGCTCAACGCACAGAACAGGATCACCGCGAAGATGCAGGAGGTGACCTACAACCCCTACAAGCACGAGTGCTTCGTGATGAAGGGGATGGGGGAACCGATCTTCGACAGTCTGGAAGCCTACCTGACACCCTCGAAGAAGGTGTATGCCATTTACTGGTAAGTATCCACTTGCGTGTTGAATGCAACCATGGAACAATACGAACTCGAACTGATGCTCTACGGATGGACCAAGCGATGAAGCACATCCTCGAAGAAGCCCTCGGCACTCTGGCCTTTGTCGGTCTGATCGTCTCCCTGATCTTCCTCCCTGAGGTGGTCGATGCGATGTCCAAAGTGCCGCAGTGATCTTGTCACGACCCGATCTAGTCACTTCTGCATTAGATGCAGGTACGTGAAGTTCCGGCTGTAGATCAATCGATTCGGATGAACGGCATCGAGATGAAGGTGATGTGATGGACCCGATGAAGGTCGAGAGGTTTGTTCTCTGGCTCGTGATAATTTTCACAGGGGTGATGATGCTCACCACTTGATTGTAACAAACTTCTGCCATATACTATCCAGTCTCGCATCTGATGCGTCACTAGATAAGGATGCGAGACTGATTAAATAAAAGACACTTATACTTTCGTCAGGATTTAGTCGAATCTACCAGTTCCACCACCAGCGCATGAACAGGAGAGAATACCATGCCAGTCGAGAAGAGAGGTAACAAGTACCTCGCCACCGTACATCACAAGGGGGAGCGGTTCCGTCGTTCCTTCGACAACCAAGCGCAGGCCGATTCGTGGGAGGCTGAGTCCAAGGCTGCACTCCTGCGGGGAGAACTCCCGAACATGGGAGACGACACTGAAGCTGGTCCTGCAACGCTGTCCGGTCTGCGTGACCTGACCTACAAGTTGAAGTGGATCGACGGTCGCTCCGCGAAGACCTCGCTGCTGAACGCGGACATCTGCATCAAGACTCTCGGGGATATTTCACCGGCTAAGGTATCCACTCAGGCGATTGATGCGGCAGTGTTCCAGTGGATGGACGAAGGTAAGTCGAATGCCACCATCAACCGTCGGCTGTCCGCGCTCTCGACCATGCTCCGCATCGCACAGGAGCGGGGCTACATCAAGGCGATGCCCAAGTTCCCGCGTCGGAAGGAATCGAAGGGACGCACCCGGTTCCTGTCCGTCGAGGAAGAGAAGGGTCTGCTGGAGTGGTTCCGCAGCACCAAGAACGAGGACATGGAAGACCTCGTGATCCTCGCTCTGGACCTCGGCGGTCGCCGCAACGAACTGCTGCAGATCGAGGGCAGGGATGTGACCGAGGACAGCGTGACCCTCTGGGAGGTCAAGGTGAATGGGGTGTTCCGCACTCAGCCACTGTCTCCCCGGGCGAAGGAGGTACTGAAGAGAAGGGTGGAACGCCACGGGATGGGCAAGCTGTTCCCTGATCTCACGCGGGACAAGGTGAGGTACGCATGGGACATGGCACGGGAACACCTCGGACTGCTCAACGATGACCAGTTCGTGTTCCATGCGCTGCGCCACACGTTCTGCTCACGACTGGCTCAGGCTGGCGTGGACATCTCGATGATCATGGAACTGGCAGGGCACACCAACATCTCGACCACGATCCGGTACCGTCACCTGATCCCGAAGAACAAGCACGAGGCGATCAAGAACTTGGAGGCTTTCTCAATTCCCACTTGATCAGAATCCACCAAACACGCCACAGATCGTGGTTTCTGTGGTGTCGACGGACGATTCCCACACAGTTATGGAGCGTCACCGACACCCAGACCGATTCCCACACAGTTATGGGGTTGGAGGAAGGGACAGAGAAGTCTTCTCTGAAGTCTTCAGATAAGTCTTCACTGAAGTCTTCAGATAAGTCTTCTCTGCTGAAGACCTTGAAGTAGTAACCACAGGAGAGAACCATGAGAATCACTGACGAGATCATCCAGTCCATCGAAAGCAATCCTGAGTGGCAGTCGAAGATGGACCGCCAGTTCGAGCTTGAGGAGAAGATGCGTTCGATGGGTGTCGACCGGTACTGGAACCAAGTCCGTCGCAACACCGAGCAAGGAGCCGAGACCAACAACAAGCCGATCCGTCGTCTGCTCAACCTCGCCGTCGCTCAGGTGACTGAGGGCATCGAGGCTTTCATCGCTGAAGCGAACAGCGGCAAGGCCGGTCGGAAGCACACGGCAGTCAAGTACCTCACCCTGCTGGAACCCGAGGCTGTCGCCCTGATCACCTCGCGCTGTGCCCTTGATCGCCTGACCAACACCGACGAGACCTTCGTGTCCCTCTCGATCCGGGTCGGTCGGATGATCATGGACGAGGTGCAGTTCCGTCAGTTCAAGGAGCAGGATTCCAAGGCGTACAACTCCCTGCGTCAGAAGTACGAGAAGCAATCGACCCACTACGACCACAAGCGCAAGGCGATGCGTCACCACATGCAGGAGCGCCACATCACCTTCGATGAGTGGCCCATCGCTGACCTCGTTCAGGTCGGGTCGAAGTGCGCTGAGATTTTCATCGAGGCCACCTGGCTGGCGAAGATGGTCACCCGGGCTGTCGACACGAAGAAGCTGGAGACAGTGCTGGTCCCGACCGAGGAAGCCATGGAGTGGATCAAGGAGGAACACAACCGCTGCGAGGTACTCTCCCCTGTCCTGCTTCCGACCATCATCCCTCCCCGTCCGTGGACCTCGCCCACTTCGGGTGGCTACTGGACCCCTCGTGTCCGTCGTCTGTCCCTCGTGAAGACCTACTCGAAGGGCTACCTTGAGGAGCTTGCCGAGCATCAGATGCCCGACATCTACGATGCACTGAACGCGATGCAGCACACCGCATGGGCCATCAACGCCCGGGTGCTGGATGTGGTCCGTACCCTGTGGAACAACCAGAGTACCTTGGGTGCCCTCCCGTCGGCGGTCGATCTCCCGATCCCCGAGCGTCCGTCCTTTGCTGCCGACGGTCTGCCCAAGGAGGAGTGGTCCGAGGAGCAGTTGAACCAGTTCCGTGAGTGGAAGCGGTCGGCCACAGACATCTACACCATGAACGAGAAGCTGAAGTCCCTGCGTCTGCAGTTCGTGAAGACCCTGATGGTTGCCGAGATGTTCGAGCAGGAGGAGGAAATCTACTTCCCACACCAGCTTGACTTCCGAGGTCGAGCCTACGCCATCCCCCTGTTCCTCAACCCTCAGGGTGCGGACTTGGCGAGGGGGCTTCTGGAGTTTGCCAACGGGGTTGCAATCAGCGACCCGGGTTCTCGTTCGTGGTTAGCTATCCACGGAAGCAACTGTTTCGGCTACGACAAGGTGTCCCTCGATGACCGTGTGCGGTGGGTCGAGCAGCACCAGCAGGAGATCCTCGCTGTGGCTGACGATCCCTACAGCAACAAGTGGTGGGCTGATGCGGACAAGCCGTGGCAGTTCCTTGCGTTCTGCTTCGAGTGGGCCGACTTCGTTCGTGAGGGGTACGGGTTCATCTCGACCCTGCCGATCCAGATGGATGGTTCGTGCAACGGACTGCAGAACTTCTCGGCTGCTCTTCGTGACAGCGTGGGTGGTACTGCGGTGAATCTGGTGCCGAGCGATCTGCCTCAGGACATCTACCAGCGGGTGGCTGATGTGGTCATCGAGCGTGTGAAGCAGGATGCCTGCAACCACGAGGACGACAAGATCATGCGGATCGCTCAGGGCTGGCTGCAGTACGGCATCACCCGCAAGGTGTGCAAGCGTCCGGTCATGACCCTTGCCTACGGTGCCAAGGAGTACGGCTTCAAGCAGCAGGTGTTCGAGGACACGGTTGCCCCTGCCAAGTACGACAAGTCCAAGCCGTTCCCTTGGGAAGGGTCTGGCTGGTGGGCTGCTGACTACATGGGCCGAGTCATCTGGGAGTGCGTGGGCCAGGTTGTGGTGGCTGCTCGTGCTGCCATGGACTGGTTCCAGAACTCCGCTCGTGCTGCTGCGAAGGAGGGACTGCCGGTGTATTGGACCACGCCCGATGGACTGGTCGTGCTTCAGGCGTACCCCAAGCTGCTGACCAAGCGGATCGACCTGACCTTCAACGGCAAGCGTCACCTCCTGACGGTGACCACCGGGGCCAGCACCGAACTGGATCGCAACCGGCAGACCAACGGGATCAGCCCGAACTGGGTCCACTCGATGGACGCAAGCCACATGCGGGCGACCGTCCGCGCCTGCTGGCGTGAGGGGATGCGCTCGTTCTCCCTGATCCACGACAGCTACGGCACCCACGC